GTTCAAGAGCATTGCTTCCGTTACCAATTTGAACTTCGCCTGCTGCATTTCGTAAAATGTCTTTAAGACTATCATTCAAATATTCTGATTGTAATTCTTCAAGATGATGCTTGGTTGCACCAACACCTTCTACTGGAGAAAAGTCTCTAAATTTTTCTATAACTAATGATGTGGGTGGAACTGATTGATTATTTTCTGAATACTGCCTAATAAAATTCCAAACATCGTTATGGGTTCTTAAAAGATTATCAACATTGGCTTGTAGTAATACGTGAATCTGTTTATCATTTAATACTGCAGTAATTAACTTTGCTTCTGTATTATTCACTGATCCACTTCCTTGCTAATGCTCTTCTCTCAGTTCTTTCTTTAATATCTTGTTCTACTTCTAGTTTACCATTAAGAATTTTTTCTGCATTATATGCAAAATAATTCCAAGAAGGTTCTTGCGCTATTTTAAAATAATAATCTAATAAGTCATAACATTGAGAAATACCATACGATTCAACAAGAGCATCTGCAGCCCATTGCTCAACGTTAAGATTCATATTAGACTTGGCTTCATACCTTTGTAGATGAAATTTATTATATCTACTTAGCAAAGCCATACGGTCTTTGCGTTCAGCCATATTACTCTTCTAAGAGTGATTCTTTAGCGTCTTTTACCTTTTGAACAACTTGATTTTCAACAAAGGTATAAACACGATCCATTGCATCATTAGTAGTTTCACCTTGACGGACATGATCTACTACTCCAAGATCAACCCTTAAAGATTGAAAATTTCCTAGATTTAATGTGTATCCTAATGTTGCTGATACTTTTGTACTGTTATCTTCCATACCCCACCATTTCTTATATTAAATATTCTCTGCCCACACAGGAATAAACCTGCCATCTTCTGTCTTCGTATATGTAAGTATACCGTCTCCCATACGTCTTGTCAATTCTTGACTTGTAGGAGTCATATTATTTGTTATAAGTCCATCTTTTCTTGGTTGTCCTATATGTATAGTAGCCAGTATAGCACGAATATCCCTTACCATGCTTTCTGAATAATATGATCTTATTCTAAATCCACGTTCACCATTTAATTTTGATCCAACTGGTAATGGAATCATACCAGTTTTCATTAACTTTGGCATATACTTTCTATGACGATTAATTAATTTAGCAGTCTCTGCCACAGTATACGCTCTTTCTCTATTTCTTCTAAAGTCAGTACGCAAACATGTTTCAAGTCTATCTTTAGTTATATTATAAAAAGATACCATGCCAGTAGAACGTGAACTATGATGAAGCCTTACAAGGTCTCCATTAAGAAACCATATTTTTTTATTTCCTTTTATTACAGTTTCGTTATTGTATGCTTGGCTCTGAATGATTCCTTTGCTAGTAACCATTTACCTTCTTCGCTCTCTGTTGGCGGATGAAAAAATTTTCTTAATCCACATATAACACAGTATGTTTCCATATGCTGGGTACTACTGTATTGTCTATCAACAAATACTCTACCCTTGCATTTTTTGCAAGTAATCATTAATTTTTCCTTAGTTTGGTATACCAATAATAATTAAATGTACTGATAAGGATAGGTCTCCTGAAGCACCAAATCTTACGATACCCTCAACCCTTGTTTCTGTAACACTTTTTAAAATAATATTTACATTTTGACCTGCTGGAGTTTGACCAGTATTAACTGGTGTTGCTGAAACAATAGGTGGATACTTGAAATCTTTAAAATCATAGGTAAAAGTTTTTTCGTTTCCTGCTGAAACAGTAGAGTTGTTTGCTACTTCAACCAAGCCACCAACAATTCTTGAATTAGAAGTTTTAACCTCTTTTTTACCTGCGCTGGCTGTATCAATAACAGTATTATTAGTTACCTTAGAAGCAACCTGTGTAGATAAATCGTTTACTGCTTCAACTAATTGATATAAATATGTAACATCAAGAGGTTGCCCTCTTTCTGGTAGTGGTACTTTAGCCATTATTTCCTCCTATTTAAGTATATCATTATATCGTGTGTGGTCCATCTTCATAAACAAGCAAAAATGAAGAATCCCTTGATATTGGATTACCCTTTAAATAAATTTCAGTTGATAGTCTATTTGGTGCAGATCCTTGAATAACTCCATTAATTTTATATGTTGATGGTATTGGAAATGAGATATTTGTTCCATCTATTCTTTGTTTATAGATCCAATCACCACCATCATTTCTATCCCATCTAACCCAAACATCATATTCATGTGCTTGTCTAATAACATTTCCATCTTTAATTATTGTTACAGCATCCCATGCTTGTTGAGCAATACTTCCATTTTTATTAAAAACAATATCTCCAAGAGTATACGTATATCCTGGAGTAATTTGAACTATTGGAGACCACTGAGATTTTCTATTTTTATCGTCTGAAACAATTCTATACCTTACAGAGTAACCCTCAATTTCTGAATTAACTGGTGGCAAGTTTGCTTGAGAAATTTTTATTTTTTTTATACCTGCATCAGCCATTATGAAATCATTCCTCCAGATACATCTACTGAAAACCTAAACTCAATATAATTATTTGTATTTGGATTTTTAAGTATTGTTGATGCATCTGAGGTCTGTATTACTGAATATCCTGTTAATCCATAAAGTGGATTTACTGTTGCAATATTTTCTAATTTTATAGCATCTAATGCTACAAAATAATTATCAGAGGGAACTCCAGCATCAATAACGCAAGCGTATATTTTTACAACATCTACAGCATTCCATGTAAAATTAGGACTTGTAACTAGTTCTTGTAGTTGTTTTTTTACAACAAAATATCTTTCTGTAGAAAAATCATAATTACCGCCACTGCTGTCATCTACAACTTCTGCTTCAAATTTGGCATACTCTGCTGTTTCAGTTTCTGTTGATGCAAATTCAACTAAAATTCTTACAGATTCTGGAGTTGCTACAGAATTTCCGTCTCTATTTATCAATGAAAAAGCAAGTCTTAATTCATCTGTTGGAGAATTTTTTGTTAAATCAAGATTAACACCAGTCAGGTGTATGTGGTTTGAACCAGCCTCAACTACAAAATGATCTTGCAATGGTCCACTGTCTGTTTCTATTGTAATGTCTGATTCATCACCTGTAATTATTACTACATTGTTTAAAAATCTTGGTCTTTCATATCTTTCAAGTCTTGGACTTTTAAAAAATATTGGATCATCTGCGTTAGTTTGAAAAGCAGGATTTGGAAGTGAAATAATATTATTATTTTCAGGAAAGTCAAGTGCTCCTAAAAATGTAGGAAGACCAGACACTGAATCGGCAGTATGATATTGCCAACCTTCAGATTGCGTAAATGCAAAGACTGTTTTACTATCATATGCTCCAGCAGATGGATTGGATCCTGCTGAATAAATTCCAACTTCAGATATTTCATATCTTTCTTCTGTTGGTAGTTCTGCTGTAAGCACAATTTTATCAACACCATCTTCATTAACAAATCCCCTAGAAGAAATTGGAACACGAAACATTTCAAAATCTAAATTTGTTTTTGTTGAATAATCACCTATTGGATCTCCAGTAGTTAATGGGGTTGCTCCACAGCCAATAGCAATATATGAAGCATATGCTGGTGCTTGACCAAGCAAATACTTAGCAATAATAGTTTTACCAGTGTTTGTTATCATGAGGTTATTTCTCCAAGGTTTATCTCATATATTGTACCATTTAACGTAATCTCTGTTTCAATTTGTTCATCATTGTTTAAATTAATAAACTCAATAACTAAGTCCCCTGTTACTGAATCTATATATATATTTTCTCCATTTTGCCCATTTCCTTCATTAGGGATTCTATCTTCTAGTTTAATTGAAAATCCAGCAAAATACCTATCTGCAGTCTGTTGAAGACTAATAATATTATTTGGATTATATCTTTGTTGTATATTGGATAAATTTTTAATTGGCTGATATGATATTTTTTGTCCATTAATAATATCAGATCTTGTAATACTTATTAACTCTTGTCCGCTAAGATTTTCAAATATTAAATCAAACATTTGATCTACATCTATTGCTTCTTCATCAAATAAAACAATATCTGGAGTTGCAGTTTTTATTGGTGGGGGTGGCGGAGTAACTACTACTGTTGTAGTTGGAGTTGGTGGTGTTGGTGGCACACTAACATTTTCAAAAGATGGTGGCGATGTATTCTGAAAAAATGGTTCAGATACGATAACTGGTTTTATAATTTCTGGTTTAAATGCTGGTCCAGGCCTTGTTGAAGGTGCTGGT